CTTCGGACGCATAAAAGTCACTGTGAATGGGTCGGACACAGAATGAGAACGTACACCAGTTTGCGTACCGCCTAAAGCGGTAACAGCGTGCTGTTTACCGTTCACATCAGGGGCAATATCCGTTGTCAACGTATAAGTTGGCGACGTAAAGCCCGTCTGAGCCCCACCCGTAACGGGTGACGAAGGAGACCAAGTCATGAGTAAAAACTCCAAGGTTAGTAAGGTGTAAGCCTCTTCCTGGACAGTGCCAAAGCGGATAAATTAATCCACTTCAGAGAAGACATCCCGGGAATCTCAAACCTCAAAGAGGGAATGAGACTACCTGCAGATGTACCTCGGACCACTGACCTACGATAAGAGGAGGAACGACCCGGTTCTTTCGACCGAATCACAATTTCCTGGTCTGCTGCAAGCGTAATTCCATTAAGACCGCCTGAAACTCTGTCAAGNTTGACATTCGTTACAGTCGTCTTATTGGACCACGCCAAATCAGCATTCCAGAGTGACCAAGAAGAAAGAATATCACCAATATTGGTGAAATAATCCACCGCAAATGACCAGGGTACAAGCTCCCAAATAGTCGGTACAAAGTTATTCAAAGTGAAGCCAAAATCGTTTTTTATAGACGATAAACGCGACCCTATCGGGGCGCGCACGGCTCCTCGGCGTATAACAATTGCATCGGTATATTCGTGAATCTGTACATCATACGAAAGGTTGCTATTGCCCGTCGGAGCGACGTTTCTCAGAAAAGTAGTGCCTCGATCGATCTTGTCACCACCGAATCCCCTAACATAGATAGTTGGGGATCGAGCGGTGTACGCGATACGTTCAAGAGCAGCTACCGAATCTTTGATGTCGTGTAAGAAGGGTTGCCAACCAAACGAATGTTCTAGCCAGGTTTCTGCTAAGATCTTCTTTCGAGTAGCTTGATTCCCACGCCGCCTCTTCTTGAGAGCGGTAAAGTAGTTGTCAAACCCTCGGCGGAGTGCCTTAGCTGGATTTCTAAGCATATGAAGTGTTTCCCCAATCTCTCCTAGGATTACACCACCTTGACAGGTGGTTTGAGCCGACCGGATAGCTTGAACAAACTTCATCTTAGACAGGTCGTCAGCTTTCGTGCCCGATACTGAAATGATCGGGGGCGTGCTGATTTGGGTCAGCTCACCATAGTGTTCTAACCACAAATAAGTATTTAAACCCTTATTTCGAGTTACCGATTTGCAATGACCTTTGTCGAAAATATGATTAACC